ATGGGTAAGTTACAAAAATAAAATAAATAAAAATAAAAACAAAATAATATAAAAATGGGAGCATTATTAGAATCAGGTCTAGTAGGTAACATTGGTCTTAAGCACCTTAAGGTTATCAAAGAAGACACTATCAACAAATGGGATAAACTAGGTTTCTTAGAAGGACTTAAAGGTAATTTGAAAGAGAACGTTGCACAGTTGTACGAAAACCAAGCGTCACACTTAATCAACGAAGCTGCTTCAACTACTGATAGCGGTTCTTTTGAAACGGTTGTATTCCCAATCGTGAGAAGAGTATTCTCTAAATTGTTGGCTAACGACATCGTATCTGTACAAGCTATGAACTTACCTATCGGTAAATTGTTCTACTTCGTACCTAAAATTCAAGGTTATTCTGGCGGTACTATTAACGCTGATGGATGGGCTCAAAATTCGGGAGAACACTACGCACCTGTAGGTTCACCAGGAAACTACCCAGGAAATCCTGACTCTGGTTATTCTGAAGACCCTCTAGTATCACCTGGTGAATATAACCCTTATTACAAGAAAAATCTTTACGATTTATTCTACGAAGGTAATGAGGCTAACTTGGACCCTCCAGGATTGTTTGACTACTCAAAAGGTAGATGGTCAGCAGTTACCGCTACTACCGACGTACAAAGATGGGTTGGTGATAGTTTAGTGAATTCACCTCTTTTAGACGCAACTGAATACAGAAAAGTTATTGTAAAAATGTGTGGTTTTGCTAATGACGGAGCAGGTAAATTAATCGGTCCTAACGGTAACGAAATGGACACTGAAGAATTCTTATCTGACCTTCAAATTAGACCAACGGCAGCAGCTTTAGCAGGACCATTAGCTGGCTTACCTTCAGGAAGTAATCCTTTATTGTTTAGAGTTGTAACTCAAATCTACGGTAAAGGTATTGTTAACTATGGTAGATACGGCTCAACACAATGGCCTTCAACAGGTTCAGGTGGTAAATATTGGGATGTGTGTGATGCTAACGGATGTATTTACTTAGAAGTTGATTTACAACAACCAGTATGTATTGATTGTGCTGCTAATTCATTAGACGGATATTCAGGTTTCACAACCCAAGCAAGTGCGGCTACTGATTCAGTATTCTTCTCAATCTTCAGAAGATACGAAGAATTAGAATTTGAAGATAAGATTGGTGAAGTTTCTTTCGATTTAGAATCTGTAACAGTTTCTGTAACTGAAAGAAAATTAAGAGCTCAATGGTCACCTGAATTAGCTCAGGACGTTGCGGCATTCCATAACATTGACGCTGAAGCTGAATTAACAGCATTATTGTCAGAACAAATTGCAGCAGAAATTGATAGAGAAATCTTGAGAGATTTGAGAAAAGGTGCGGCTTGGAACTTGAGATGGGATTACAACGGATGGAAGAGATTGGCTCAAACCACTTCATACACTCAAAAAGACTGGAACCAAACTTTGATTACAGCTATCAACCAATTGTCAGCTCAAATCCACAAATCAACTTTGAGAGGTGGAGCTAACTGGATTGTTGTATCATCTGAAGTTTCGGCTATCTTTGATGACTTGGAGTACTTCCACGTATCAAACGCGGCTCCTGAACAGGACCAGTATAACATGGGTATCGAAAGAGTAGGTACTTTGGCAGGTAGATACCAAGTGTACAGAGACCCTTATTTCCCAGCTAACCAAGTGTTGTTGGGTCACAAAGGAACATCTTTGTTAGACACAGGTTACATTTACGCACCATACGTACCTCTACAATTAACTCCAACAATGTACAACCCATTCAACTTTACACCTATCAAGGGTATCATGACAAGATACGCTAAGAAAATGGTTAACAACCGTTTCTATGGTAGAATTACAGTTGATGGTGTAAGAACATTCGATTTGAGAGAATTGAGATAATCGTTCTTAACGTGAATAGAAAAAGGGTCCTAATCGGGACCCTTTTTTATTTTATACCGTTTGTAGTCTCAATATTTTCTTCGTATGAAATTCGTCTAATTAATTTAGAAACAATTTCACTTTCAATTAAAGTAAAAGACCCTCGAGCAAATGATGATTCCAATGCTTTTATGGTTAAAAATCTAACTTGTTCATCACTCATATCATCAATTAACGAGTTTAATTGTTTTGATGTTGACCACTCAATGGTTTCAAATATGGTTCCTTTTTTAATATTATTATTCATAACGATATATTTATTAGTATAGTAAAAAATGAACAAAAAGACAATAAATGAAATCACATCCACATCAGGAAGTGGTCACTATAAAGTACCTCTTAATTTGGCGCCTCGTATTTGGGATAATGAAAATATGGGCGCGTTTACTATACCAGTTTCGCCATTTTTAAGTCCTGAACTATCTTATGATAGTTATGATGGGTCTATAAAATATAATGAGAAAGAAAAAAAATCTTTAGAGAGTAAAGCAAGAAAAATGGCTAACATTGCCAAAAAAGCGTTTAGTCAAAATGATGCCGATGGAAACCCTGTTAATGGTTATAGTCCTCAAGGTAATACTGAACCGGGAACGCCAAAAGAAATTATTAAAAAGGCTAACTTACCAAAAAAAGACTATGAACCCGTTTTAAAAAACAAAACAAAAAAAGACCAAAAAATAGAAGAAGCAACCGGCTCTTCTTTAACTTCAGGACAATATAGTGGTCCTATTGAGATTGGATTAAAAAAATGGAAAGATAGTGAATTAGGTCCTTATACTAATCATTCACCTCATCACTCTAATAAAAAGAAAAAACAAAAAACAATGAAAAATAATATATCTAAAACTGTTGGTGTTTGGGAAAAAGATAAAAATGGTGATTATGAAATGCCAACACATGATGTTCATGTGGTTAATGAAGATTTAGGTGTGTGGTTTGGAACAAAGAAAAAACCTAAAGGTAGTAAACAACCTAAAGGTCCTTGGGTTAATATTTGTAGAAAAAAAGAAGGTGGAGGTCATCCACCATGTGGTAGACCTGACACCGATAAGGGTGCTTATCCCAAATGTCGTGCCGCAGGCGTTGCCGCCAAAATGAGTGATTCCCAAAAGAAAGCGGCATGTCAACAAAAACGTAAAGCCGAGAAAAAAGACACACAAACAGGTAAAGGTCAAAAACCTGTTATGACATCTTACAAACCAAAAAATGAATCTCTAAGAGAATTGATTAAGACAGTACTTAGAGAACAAACTACTTAATATTGTTTGCGATAGTCTTTAAAGAGTGTTTAATATTTGAAGTTATTTCGTCTTCAAATTTTTGTCTTCTTGATTCTAATTCGTTATTAAGTAAATCCATAATTACTTCCATACCTTTTCCTTCTAAAACTAAAGAATAACTATATACGTGATTGATTATGTTAACATGTCTACCCTCGATGATTACATAAATGTCCAATTCGTCATTTCTAATATATTTTTTTGGACTTAAAGGTGTAATTAATAACTTAGTTTCTTTAAGTGGTATTAACCTTTTACAAATATCAACACATTCTTTTTCATGTTGATGTTTAATCATTCTTGTTGGGTCCATAATTTTATGGACTTTGATTCCTTGTTTTTGAACAAATCGTTTAAGTTTATGTTGTAATTCGTGTATCATATGAAATATGGTTTCAAAGATAGGTTAAAGTTTTTATTTTAACAAAATTTTTAAAAAATTTTCCCAAGTTTCTACATCATTTTCATTTCTTCCAATATTTGCCGAATAACAGGTTAAGACAATATTATCTTTAGTATAACCTCGGTTTCTATCTAATCTATCAAGTGAAGGTTGTTGTGGATGTTTTGTCGATAAAGATGGGATTAAAGGAATTTTAAACCAATAACATAAACCATTTTGTTTTTCATACAATTCATTTATATCATCAACAGTAATTGTATTTTCCAACCCCTTATGTTTGGAATCGTGAATTAATGTGTTTTGCCACAATCTAATTCTTCTTTCTTTTTGTTTTACCCCTTCACTTTTTCTAAATTCAGAGTCTTTTCTTTTTTGTCTTTTATATTCTCTTGTAACATTAAGAATACATGTTTTACATTTCGTTCCTCTTTGTGATTTGTAAAAATCATCATTGGTTTTTACTATACCACAAACACTACATTGTTTTCCCATAATAATAAATATACGGATAAACATTAAAATACAAAAAAAAGGGATATTAATTTTCCCTTTTTATTTTTTAACAATATGGTGGTGAACACCTTTTTTTTCCGTCTAAACCTTTCATTCTACCTTTACATACTTGTACGGCAAAACCATTACTATATGCTGAGGGGTAGACATCAAATTTAGCCTTAGCCGCCGCCTTGCCTCTTGAACATAATTTGGTACCCGCTTTTTTCTTTCCTTCCATCATAGTTTCTGAATCAATAATGGTTTCTGATTCACCATCACCTTTAATTTCATTCATCATAAAATCAAAAACTTGGTCCATGTTGTTTTTGGCTTCAGCAATATGGTCTTGTGCCCAATCATGACCATCATCAAGAATTGATTCAACAGTTGCTCGGTCTTGTTCTAACAACATTTCACATTGTCTTTTTATTTGTTCTAAGTTAGAAAAGAACATATATCTATCACCTTCAGCCTGTTCTTTTAGT